GCAAGGATTACTTAATCAAAGGTGAGAGAATGGTAAAAGGGAAGAAGGATAATTAATGAAAACAAAAAAATTATTATGGGGAGGACTTTTAACTGCAGGTATTAAGTATGCTGCTAAACAGTATGTGAAACGAAGTGGCAGAAGTATATCTAAACTCTCTAAGATGCAACCTGCTTTGGTAAAAAATAAAAGAGCCGCTGGTAAGTATGATTTTGCAACTGGGATTCAGCTTGAAGGCACAAAGAGCTTTCTTAATCCAAAAGGTATGACCATAAAAGACGTAAACAAATTACAAACTTACATAAGTAAAATAATACACAAATCAAGAAGAAAATAATGGCTCTAAAAGCTAAAGCACTAAGAACCGTAGATGATCTTACACCTAAACAAAGAAAGTTTGTTGATATACTTGTAGCAAACTGGGGTGAGATTACAAAAGCCGAAGCTTGTAAGAGAGCTGGCTATGAGGCCAAGAATGATAAAAATTTTTCCGACATAGGAAGTAGATTAACTTTAAGACGACACAATCCACACGTAGTAAAATACATGGACCAACAGCTTGAGAAAGCTAAGGCCAAGTATGAAAAGGATAGACTGCGTAGATACAAAAGATTAGAAAAATATGCTGACGCTGCTTATTCTGAGAAACAATTTGCATCAGCTATTAATGCTGAATTTAGATCAGGCCAATTAGCTGGTTTATATGTAGATAAAAAAGAAGTAAAAGTATCAGGATTGGAGGGTATGTCACGTGCAGAGCTTGAGAAGAAACTCACAGAGCTTTCAAACAAAATCGATGGCTTCAACGCCAAAACGATTGAAGTTAAGCCAGAGACAAAAGAACTACCTAAAGAGTAATAATTGGACTTCCTTCATAACTGTGTTTAATGAGGTTCATAATCCTGATCTTAAACTAAATATAGGTTCTATAAATGTTAAGACGGAAAAAAAGTAAATATAAACACGCTGTCGTTGGTGGTAAAAAATATTATTTGTATAGAATATACTGGTTAGATCCATGTGGGGATGCTGGGCACGCTGAGGCAAACGAAGTAAAAAAACTATTACCTGCAAAGATGATTACTAATGCATTTATCTTTGATAAGAACAAAAAATATATTTGGACATTTGCTTCTTATGACTCTGAATCAGCTGTTTTCTCCGACAGAAATACTCTACTAAGATCTAGTGTTACTAAGCTTGAGAAAGTTGAGAACCGATCTGAATAATTTATGAAAAAGCGAGAGTCAAAGCTGTGGCAAAGAATTAAAAAGCATTGCACTAAACCTCATTTAATCCGTGTAGAATCTAATACTATCAATGGTATTCCTGATATAAATGGTTGTTGGAGTGGTAAAGAGTTTTGGATGGAACTTAAATCGGACAGAGTTGGATATCCTAAGCTATCTAAATGGCAAATTAGTTGGATTAATAAACGAATCAAACACGGTGGTATAGTTATCATCTGCAATGAGACCCTCTTGGAGAAGAGTTTGAAACTGTACAGACCGTTGTCCGCGATCACAGATCCTCGTTTACTGAAACCTCGTTGCTCGTTCTCGTTTCCCGTACAATGGCCCGCGGTGCAGCATGGCATCTGGGACCTTCTGCAGCTGGTACCAGAAGCTCGTGCTCGTTCCGATGACGAAGATCAACGGATCGAAGAAGAAATAATAAGGAACTCAGGCAGCCTGACCAGTCAGGACTTGGAAGAAGTTTAATTCTCGTGTATCCTCGTTCTCGGGGGCCAACTTTTATATCATTGTTTTCCGTTGAGCCCCCATCCCGCGGAGGCCCGGCTGGAAAGCTCGTTCTCGTTTCTCGTTCTCGTTCCTCGTTCACCGAACCGGTAATAGTTGTGCCGCGAAGCAGCAGCTTCCCTCTGGTACACGCTGGTAGCTCGTTCTCGTTTCAGGAAAGGATAATGGTTATGGGTAATGTACTAAGTGGGTACACAGGACTGCCACGCTGGTAAAGGAAAAAGTATTTGAATTTTCTTCTTGACTTATCTCCCATCTAGTCTTATGTATACACCTGAACCATTGGCGTATGCACTATGTGCGAAGGCCTTTAAAGACTTTGCTAATGGTTCTGAGGTCAAGTCAGTGGACGAGACATACAATAGTCTTAAATGCCCAGGTATGGTCTGGGCATCACCCTCTGAACTTGGCCTATTAACAACAAACCAAAGGATAACAATGAGCAAGACACATGTGATCAAGGATGACGGTACGGTGACCGTGATAGAAGGAAAAATAAAAGAACTCGAGGCAATGCAAGGACTCGTTAAGGGACCTATCGAAATCGTTAACGCAGCCATGCCGGCAGCATCGAAGGAGCTGCCCGAAGCTGTAGCGCTTAAGGAGATGATAGTTAATGAGGAGGGTCTCTTTAACACTGCGTTCAAAACGAATCACAAGGCGCGTAAGTTAATAGCTCAGGGCCTGGGCGTGCAGCTGGATGCCATTCAGGATATCCGTGGTGATGTGTTCGTGACTGACGGATGGAGGATCGCGTGATTGCGTTTCTCTTGCTGCTCGTTGTGATGTGGCCTAGTTTCATGCTGCCACTGCTGGGACTGGTGGTACTCACGGGCGTAGGAATTTGGTGAAGCTCTCGCTCGTTCTCGTTAGGAAAAGAGTTAGTTTAGTACCATTTAAATTCCCTTCACGCGGGGGCTTCGGGTGAGTTCAGTCAGAGAAGTTAAAATTTCCTGTGTTCATTTTGGGTTTTTCTTATTGACTTATTAATGGGATATGATAAGACATACTCTTAACCAAAGGAGAAAGATATGGGACTAGATCAAATTGCTCATTTACGAGGTAGAAAAGTAAATTGGGAGAAATACTATGATGAGGATAAGGAAGAACAAAAGGGCGTTTTTGTTTGGAGAAAACACGCAAGACTTCAAACCTTTATGAATAATAAGTTTGCCGAGCAGAACGCAGAGGCAATAAAAAAACAAGAGGAACTCGATAAGAAGAAAAAGGACTCTTTCTTTAATTTAGGACATCTCGGTATGAACGGAGATGATGAGTTGTACATTACCGAAGAGATAGTCAAGGATCTTGAAACAGAGTGGAAAAGCAACTATCACCGTTCGTTCTGTTCAGACGGATTTTTCTGGGGACAACAGTTTCAAGAAGAGAGTGTGAAAGAATATAAAGCACAGGATAAAAAATTTATTGAGTGGTGTAAGAACGCGATCAAGAATAAGCAAGTGGTCGTGTACACATGCTCGTGGTAAACCTCTCGTTGTTGATTATGTCGTTATTTAAAAAAGATTGGAGAGATGATTTGATGGGGGTACTAATCTGGACAAGTCCATTGTGGGTTATCTACATTTTATTATTGTTTGATATTGTGAGTTTATCAAATGTATTTAATTTGTTCTAACTTTGTTTGTTGAAAAACCCATTGTGGACAAACCCATAATGAACACAATTAGCTTGTTATTAATATAAGATTTGATAAGACAAGATATTAATAACAACTAACAAAAAGGAAAACAATGAGCAACGCAGTTAAAAAGCTAAAAGCTGACGAAAAGAAAATCGTTATGGCTTATGCTATTAACAAGCTACAAGCTAATCGTTTATCTAAAGAGTTAGATAAGATGAAACAAAACTTGGTTGATGTGTTTGAGAGAACAGGTCAAAATCTTGTTATTGTTCAAGACGATAATGGTTGTAGTTTTGGAGTTCAGAAGATCAAACGAAAGAGAAAGAAGTTTGAAACGGCTAACTTCAAAATAAAACATAATGACTTATTCAATGAGTTCTGTACTGATATTGAATATAATGAGTTCAAAGCAATAGGCGACAATAATGCCTAATGTTCCAATGAACATATCAAAAGTATTAGCCGAGCAATCGGCTAATACTCAACTAACTGAAAACACAAAGCTAGACCCAACAGCAATCAGTAAGTTGAATTATGAAGTAATGTATAAAATGTTAGAGGGAGAGGTAGAAAAGTTAATAATAGAAAATACCGGCAACCCTTTAATAGACGACTTCAAACAAAGGATTGTAAATAAATTTAGTTACTTAATACAAAAGTTAAGTAGCTAACTACAACCAATACCGATAGCCCTAACGGGCTATCGGTGTATCTATATAGAAGGCTCCTCAAAATCAACGAACGACTTCCTGCACTTCCGTAAATTTCACCGCGTTTCAGTAGAAGGTACTTCTACGGACAGAGAGTTTATAGCAAGTCGAATAGAAGTAGTGTATCCTGAAACGGTATGATATAAAAAGGGACCCAAAAAAACAAAATTTTGAGATGAGTACATTAGATCAATTAACAGATGATGAATTAAGAACCTTAATTCTTAAGAAGCAGATCGAATTTATAAAATTATGTCAGGATAACTTTTTATTATTTGTGAAAGCTATGTGGCCTGATTTCATATGTAGGCAAACAGAGGACCCTGATAAATGGGGGCACCATCAAATTATAGCAAATGAGTTTCAAGATATAGCTTCAAAAGAATCTAAACGTCTTATTGTGAATATGCCACCAAGACATACTAAATCAGAGTTCGCATCATATTTATTTCCTGCTTGGATGATCGGTAAGAATCCTAAGATGAAACTTATGCAAGTCTCACACAATGCTGAACTTGCTTCGCGGTTCGGTAGCAAAGTTAGAAACTTAATGGAAACCGAAGACTACAAAAGTATCTTCGGAGATGTTAGTCTTAGAGAAGATAGTAAGGCTAAAGGCCGTTGGGAGACCAATCATGGTGGAGAATATTTTGCAGCGGGGGTAGGCGGTTCTATAACTGGACGAGGGGCGGATCTTCTTATTATCGATGACCCACATACAGAACAAGACTCAATGTCTGACTCTGCTATGGAAAGAGCTTACGAATGGTATTCATCAGGACCCAGACAACGTTTACAACCAGGAGGCTCAATCGTAGTTGTTATGACAAGATGGGCAACTGATGATTTAACAGGGAGGCTCATCAAATCACAATCCGAACCTAAATCAGATTCGTGGCGCGTTATTAATTTTCCAGCAATACTTCCCTCAGGTAATCCAGTATGGCCTGAATACTGGCCACTCGATGAATTAGAAAAAGTTAAAGCATCGGTGACAACGAAAAACTGGAATGCACAATACATGCAGGACCCAACGTCTGAGGAAGGTGCAATTATTAAAAGAGATTGGTGGCAACCGTGGAACGAAGAACGGATACCGGTACTTAAACATGTTATCCAAAGTTATGATACTGCATATTCTAAAAAAGAAACTGCAGACTATTCTGCAATTACAACATGGGGAATATTTCAACCTGCAGAAGGTTATGAAGATTGTATTATTTTATTAGATGCTATTAAAGGAAGGTTCGACTTTCCAGATTTAAAAAATTTAGCTTTAGAGCAATATCAATACTGGCAACCGGAAACAACAATCATTGAAGCTAAAGCTTCAGGACAGCCTTTAATACACGAGTTAAGAAGAGCAGGTATTCCTGTTATAGATTATGTACCTGCTAAAGGCAGAGATAAGTATACTAGAATTAACTCCGTTGCCCCTATATTTGAATCAGGTATGGTTTTTGCCCCTACAGATGAGAAATTTGCTCAAGATGTTATTGAAGAAGTTGCTGCTTTTCCTCATGGACAATTCGATGACTATGTTGACTCTATGACCCAAGCAGTGATAAGATTCAGGGAAGGTGGATTTGTTACAACATATTCTGATGCGTTGGACGAACCTAATTTTAAGGTAGAAAAAGATTATAAATATTATGGATAGGATTTAAATTATGCCAATAACAGTTTCAGCAGTACCTGGATGGAAAAAAAAGAATAAACCTAATCAAAGAGAAATAGCGGGACCTAAGAAATATTCTAAAGGAATGTCCTATCAAGACATGATGCCTTATGGCGGTAAGTTTGTAAAAATAAAAAAAGAAATGAGAGATAAAGCAACTAAAAATGTAAAACAATTAACCACATCTGACGCTGCTTATTCTCCTGAAAGAAGATATGCTGTTTTAAGCCAAAAGACACCATCGGGTGGAAAAAGAATTACTAAGCCAGTAACGGATTGGGATAATAAAAAAGACGTTATTAAAGGAATGAAGGATAAGCTAGCAGGAGCACAATATGGTAAAGGTAATTGGAGAGCCCAGGTTTTAACACCTTCGGAAGCAGAAGAACAAGGAATTATAAGGAGAAAAAGAAGCAGTATGCACGGAGACAGAGGAAAAGGTACAGGAACAAGAAAGATTCAAAGACCAAGAAAATATGTTAAAGACAAACCAAAGAATGTCTTAGGTAGAAATAAAGGTGGTATGGGCGACAAACGTACTTTTTCTCATGGAGGAGAAGCTAGAGTTAGAGGTATGGGAGCAGCTATCAAAGGCGGAAAATTTGAAGGAGTATTTTAATATGGGAAAAAAATTCACAAAAGGATACGGTGCAGCTAGAACTAGAGGCATGGGTTTACAAGACGAGAAATTAAAACCAGGCAAAGTTACAAAAGCATTTGCTGGAGTGTTGGCTGCGGGTTTAGGTGCTAAAAAAGCAATGAAAGAAAAAAAAATGGCACCTGTTGGAATGGGCGGTATAGGAGCTGCTATGGTAAAAGAAAAAGCTATTAGAAAAATTTTAGGAAGAGATAAAGGATCACCTAAATCTGGAGAAAAATACAGAAAATATTTAAAAGGTTTAAAAGAAGTTACTGATAAATCAAAACAAAAAAATGCAGCCAAGAATTTTTTTAAAACAGTTGGAGTCTTTCCTGGAGTGCCAACTCTTCAATCGAAGGCACCTTCAATTCCGAAAAAGGATTTAAAGAATTTTTTTAAAAACGTAGGAAAGTTTCCTGCAGTGTCACCTATTGTTGGAAAAGAAGCTAGAAAAAAATTGAGCACGAAAACTTTTATTAAAAGAAGACTAAATTTAAGTAGTCTTGGTTCAAGAGCAGCCGAGGCAGCCAAAGCTACTAGATACGGTAAGATCGCAGCTGGTGTTGCAGGAGCAGCATTACTAGCAAAAGCTGGTTTAGAA